ACCTAAGGAATGAGCACCTCCTCCGGATATTCCTATCCATGTTCCAGGAACCTGAACCGGACTTGGCTTGCATGTGGTTGTTTTGTCTCCAAGCCGACCATTTCCGTTATTTCCCCAAGCCCATAAAGTATTATCTGACTTGATGCCTAAGGAATGAGTACCTCCTCCGGATATACTTATCCAGGATCCCGGAACCTGAATAGGACTTGACCTGGGTGTGTTTGTTCCGTCTCCAAGCTGACCTAGATTATTGAGTCCCCAGCTAAATAAACTATTAGCCATTACCTTCCCCTCTCTATCGATTCTTTCGTGTTAATCTCGGTTTCTCTGAACGTGAGCTTCAGGATAATCTCTGCGGGATAACCATCATCGAACGACGAGAACTGGCCTTCGCCATAAGATATATCCAAGTTACTCAAAATACACGGCGCAAACTTAAATAGAGAATCGTTCTCTTTTCCGTTGAAGTAATAAGTCAACTGGAACTCAGATGGATAGATGAAAAACAGTCTTCCTTCTGATAGTTCCGGGTGCATATGAAACTTGAGTAACTTTATGATTTTCTTGACTTCTTCCGATTCTCTCGGGTTCCTTGGCATGAATCTGTAGGTGAACGCGAATGACCTGAAATCTACGCTTTCAAAAATACATTCCTTGAACGGATTCAAGGCATTTCCTGATGACGCAGTTAGGATATCCTTCACGTCAATCGCTCCGAATACACTCGGTAATCTTGCTGTATTAACACCCATCGCAGCCATTGCTTCCGGAGCCCCGTTCATTATTCCGTTGCCGAAAGCCGAGCCGGAAATTATTCCTGCCAGACTTCCAAGGTCTTTATTTGCCCAGTTGGTCGAATACTTGACTGAAGGAGGCTCGGAGATGTAAAGATTGATTACGTCGGATATTCTGTGTTTGGTATCGGGTTTCAGAAGCTCATTCGTTTTTATAGTGTTATATCCTACTCCTGCACCTACGATGGAGGAAACTACATCCCTTGTCTTCCCTGCCACTCCTCCCGTCTTACCAAACAAGCCAGTGACCCATTTAGCTACGTTCTTTGCCACGATAGAAGAATCAGCGGTTGCTCCGATAATAGCGGCCTGTGATAATTCGTCGTTACTGAGATTTGCTCCGTCAACTGGTTTGTTGACCTGAAAAATCCTTTTGTTCTTGTCGAACTTCGACCTTCCTCGGACGTTAATCTGTATTTCAAGATAGTGTTTGATTTCTTCTGAGCTGAGTTCTTGAGGATACCTACAGATATCAAGTGAATATCTTCGTTTCCGGTTAGCTTCAGAAAGGGATACGCTGGTTCTGTTATCTTCTAGTAAGGCCATTATCTTACCCTCTTGACGGAGATTGCGTATACATAAGGTAACTCATTGTTTTTTATAGTGTAATTTAAGGTGATTAGAATTTCGTTTGAATCATTATCCTGTTCTTCTACGGTTACGTCATTCAGAATAATTCTGGGCTCGAATTTCTCGACTACCGAAAATATCGTCTTCCTGATAACATTCCCGGTAATATCGTTATATGGCTCAAACAGAAGCGAATTTATCTGACATCCTATTTCCGGATGGAACGGCCTTTCGTAATTCCGAGTAAGTATAAGATTTTTAAGACTTTGTTTTATGGAAGCATCGTTTGTCTTGAGGGCCACGTCTCTACTAAACGGATGAATTCCGAATCGGATATCAAAGTCAGAATATATCCGCGTTTCCCTCTTCTTCTTTAATATCTCCATTAAATCATACGGACAAGTCCGTCTCCCTTTTTACGATGGTTATAGAAGGTAAGTACTTGTTTTCTATTATTATTTCCGGAATATGAAATATGAATCCACGGATTATTCGCATAGGAAGAGTACTCAAGAATAAACTGATCATAGTTCAGAACCCGAATCAGTTCCTTTGCAAACGTATAGTATTCTGACTTCGGCATTCCCGCGAACTGAATATCCACGGCCATACCCAGAGGGTGCTGACTTGTCTTGGACGATTTTTCTCGAGAACGATATCCGGACGTCACGATAAGTTTCGGATTGATTCCATAGACAGGCTCTAGAATATTCAGGGCTACTTTCTGGAGGTTATGAACAATCTGGCCAAACGTCAGCTCCTTACTTTCGATTCGGTATTTACTCACGGCTGCATTCGTGCTAAGCATATCAAGGGTGAAGTGAGGAGATAGCTGATAGTTATACGGCAAGGACGTCTTTGAAATCAGTTCTTGATCCCCTTCGACATCTATTACTTGTTGCGAAGTTCCTTGGAATGATTCCAATGGTTCCGGAGTGTTTACTAATTCATCAGTACTGATTAGACCAGTCTTGATAAGAAGATTCTGGACGTTGTTGTATTCGCTATCTTGATAATCAGGTTCTTCCAGCAAAAGAGAATAGTTATCTTTGAACGTCGTAGGAACTGGGTCATTGATATCTACCGGAATGAAGTGTTTCCTTCCTTCCAAGGTTCCGGCGTTTGCGTCTGTTGCGGTTGCCGAATCTTTGCTCCCGGAAGCGTAACGCGATAGATCATCATCGGTTCGGTAATTGTCGGCGTCCAAGAAATAATCACCATCCATCCTTAAATGGAGGTCTTTTTCAGGATTGATATAGACGTTATTGCCTGACTTCAAATGAATATTTTCCTCTGATTCGATTCGGATTTCTTCGTTACGAATATTCAACCTGACGCTTTGTTGATTCAGTTCATTATCTGCCTTGATATTGATATTCTCAGAATAGATGTTATATGCTTTACACTTCACGTTTAAGGCTTCGGATGCTTGGACATTAATCGCAGTAGATACTAGATTGATTTCTTCCTTGGCGGTCATATTGAATTTGCCTCCGGCATTCGCGTTAATATCGTTATGACAGGTCAGATTAGTATCACCTTCTACTTCTATGTTCGCATCGTTCCCTACGTAGATATTACAGGCTCCGTTGACAGAGATATCCGCCTTTCCTTGGATAGATATCTTCCCGTTGCAATCGATTAAAGTATAATCAGAACCTTTGGTCCTTTTTACCATGGAGCCCAAGGAATCGATTTCGATGAAGGTTCCGGATTTATGATAAATATGAAGTCTCTCTGCTCCCGGAGTATCGTCCATTTCTATCACATGACCAGATTCTGTCTGAATCACTTTATTATGAGGATACTGTGCATTATACGGAGATTCAGGCTGCTCGAACGAATCACCTCCCGGTAACTTTGCTCCGACCACTCTGTCTTTATTCTTATCGATTACAATCGTGTTCTCGACATCGCCCTGCGCAAGCTTATTCGTATCGACGTCTTCTGCGTATTCAGAACTGGGATATTTTGATTCTGGATCCCGGAAGCCTTGTTCTGCCTTTACTATCTTATCCAGATTATCTTCATTATTAGAATCAAATTGATTTGCTATTCCGATATACTTATTAGCCAGATTCTTTGAGTTCTCGAAGCTGATATTACCCAAGGCACCAGAACCAAACGTTGAGAACTGACTGGATATGTTCGAGATTATCTGTTGCGGTGCATTATTTCCTGAAAAGATGTCTCGGGTATAGTTATCGAGGGCGGCATCAATCAGGAAATGAATTACTCCCCCCAGAAGAACAGTTATCGCGGATATTGATGACTGGAAATTGATTGATATCCGAGAAGAAGGTCCAAAGATATCATTGATATGAATCGACATCGAATTTATGATGGACTTCTCGATATCAGAATAGATATTGGCGCTGATTATTCCTTGAAGATTGGATTTGATATCCTGCGGACCATAATTTCTGGTTAACAAATCAACAGGATTGTTAATTCCTATCAAAACGCCCGGAATCGTATTAATCTGAAGTGATGATTGATAGTTCACCATGTTCAGAACCTGGGCGTTAATATCGTTGGTTACCCGTCGGATAAATAAGTTGCCCTTATCTCCTTGGATGTTGAGTCCAATCTGGGTTATTATGTTTCTTAGCGCTAAATCAAATTCGTTCATAGATTATAAATAGAAGGTATACTCTTATTTAT